GCAAGATGGATTGCTAATCCTCTTCTAACATTGCAGGCTATTGGAGAGCCGTTAAAGAACAAGCTTCTCGCTTATTCTAAGCTCTATCCAGAAATCAAGACAACGAACCAAGATGCTGGGCATCAGGTTGTCGTTGATTGGTTGAAATCAGGTCTTAAAGTTTATAGCTTTGATGCTACTAGCTTTACTGATCGATTTCCAGTTGCACTCCAGCTAAACATGGCGCGTAAGCTTCATGATTTAGGTATCATCGACTCATTCGATCTTGACGCACTAGTGATAGTGTCAAAAGGGAAATGGTGGTCTACTGATATGAAAAAGGAGATTGAATGGGAAGTTGGCCAGCCCTTGGGTTATGGACCTTCTTTTCATTTAGCAACTCTTGCTCATGCTATGATTCTTGATCATTTAGATCAGAGTGTGCATGGCAGCCGTACTTGTTGTTGGCAAGTGGTTGGAGATGACGTAGTCATTAACAATTCACTTGTTGCAATCAAGTATAAGGAAACTATGGAGCAACTAGGAGTAGAAATCAATCTCTCAAAAAGCTTGATCTCTTCTAAGTATGCTGAGTTTCTTGGCAAGATCTTGACACTTGACGGAGTTAATCCCTCTATCAAGTTGAAGATTTTCTCGAGTCATTCTCAAATCATAGATGCCTTGGCATTCTATGGGTGGAATGGATGGAAACATCTCTCTACCAAAGAGAAGTTTGAGGCACTTGATGCATTTCTACCAGAACACCTAGGTGGTCTTGGATGGAAAATTCCAGGTGTGCCATTGGAGAAGTTCTATGCGATGATGAATCAGCACAGACTGTCCGAGAGGGTATTACGTAAAGAGTTGAGAGATTTCTTTGGGAAACCTGAGAACTCCTGTTCCTTGTCATATATCCTTGAGCTAAGATCTGAGTATTACTCGAGAAATAGTCTTGGACTCTCCGTATCCGAATGGGAGATAGTTAGTCAGGATAGCTTACGCTTGAACGATTTTAACGAACTTCCTTCGCTAATTTCTGATGTGACAGGTAAAACTGACACACAGCGATGCTCAACAAATGCTTTCGCAAGCATAGTTGATAACATGGTGAGGCTTGAGAACCTCACTAGCAAGCGACTTGTAACCAAAGAAGGTGAGATAGACAGAAGCAATCCTGCGACTTCTATTCTTAACAATCTAGGTTATATTAACAATTCAGAGAAACTGCCTAGCAGCCAATCTGATCATTTAAAGGAAAATAATTATGAAGAAAGAACTTCAAAACCAACCCGTGGAATCTTCTCAAGAGACTTCAAACGAGAAGTCTCAAGCCGAGTCAAAGAAATCAGACAAAAGCTTGAAGAAGAAAAGCAATCAACAACAGTCAGGGTCAAAGGTCCCAAGTAATCCGAAAGGACGTCCTATGGTAGCTTTTGATACCAAGACTAAGATTCTCACATTCAAGAAACAGTA